TAAGTGCTGGTTACCAACCATTGTTGTACTCAGGTGCTGCATTACTTAAGTCTAAGATTGATACTGGTAAGGTATTAGCAAAATATCCAAATTGCTTATGGGTAGCGTCTTATCCTGTATCTGGTGCAACAAGTGAGGCAAACTTCGGTTACTTTCCCTCAATGAACGGGGTAGTAATCTGGCAATTTACCGATAACTGGCGCGGATTAAACGTTGACGGTAACATCAGCTTGGTTGATCTTAAGACTGACGGTAAGCCAGTAGACCAACCATCTAAACCAACTATTAAGCAATCAACACCGCAATCTTGGGTTGATGATATTGGTGATACTTGGTACAAGGAAGAAGGTAAGTTCTATCCCAACGGTACTATCAACATCAGATACGGCGCTAGAACTACCAGCGATATTATTGGTACAGTAACCAAAGGCGATTGCGTTAAGTATGATGCTTACAGTCGTCATGGTGGCTATGTCTGGATTAGACAGCCAAGAGCTAACGGAGAATACGGCTTCTTAGTTTGTCGTCAAGGTAACGATCCATGGGGGACATTTAAATAATATGATATAATAAACTTAATAGAGCTAAGTAAATCTAAGTGATCTTAGTTCGCGTGGTCTAGTTTGTAGGACTGGCTGGAGCACGTTTAAATCCTACAATCGAAATAACCACTCTGGGGTAATTCCTGGAGTGGCTTTTTTTTTGCGTATTTTTATTAAAGTTTTTCATTGTTTTTTATTGACAATGTACCTATATAGGTGTATTATAATAATTGAAAGGAGGAAAGAAATTGAAACGAAGGCACAAGAAAAAGCCACAACAAGAACTAACCATAAAAATAAATCTCTTGATTGTGACTTTGACTTATACCATTAAATGGTAAAAGAAGAGGAAGGAAACTTCCTTTCTTTTCTGTACCTTCTATTATAATACAAATTAAGAAGGAGATTAACAATGAAAATTTATGAATATAAATGGCAAGGAAAGCATTCAAAACTAAAAATAAAAGTTGACCTAAGACCTAAAACAATTGCTAAATTTATTGGAGTAGTAGTTTTAATAGGAATAATAATTGGATTGGTGTTGAAATATGCCTAAATATACAGAAGCAAGAGCAAAAGCAAATAAAAAATGGAATAAAAATAATAAGGAACGTATTCAATATATAAATAAACGTTCTGCTGCAAAAAGTTTTATTTTGAATTTGGCAACTAAAGAAGATTTAGAAAATATCAAAAGCTATATTGCTGAAAGAGAGCATGATTTGAATTTGACCGAAAAATGACCGAATAAAATTTACAATATATTTTGTGCATATGTTGTAAAACGCTAATTTATCAAGTCTTATTACACAATATACAGTAATATATTGCCAATGAAATATTCCCCTCATCTCCATAAATAGTTTAAGGAATGTTGATTTATCAACACTCAAGCATGATAAAACCACCTTTTGGCTAACTTTTGGCTAAAAAGGTGGTTTTATTTTTATATATTTAGCTGTGAAATGGAGTTTATAGAAGATATTTAAATAAGTTGATTTAAGTTACCTAAGAAGGTAACTTTTTTATTAACTAGAAATTTTAATGACAGTTTTTAGCTAATAAGCTCGGTCAATTACTGAGCGCCTTTAGGTCTATAAACAACTTTTTCTATATCGTCAATTGAAATTGGCATCATAGCCATTGTTTTCTTTTCTTGTTCAGGGGTTTCAACGCCATAATCAGGTAAAAAGTGAGTTGCATCTAATTGGTCCATTAGACAAACTAATTCACCTGTTTTTAAAATAACTTCATCATATTCTTGTGGAATGAGCTTATTCATTTCTCTTCACCTCTTTCTTTATATAATGAAAATCTTTTAAATAGAATATCATAAATATTCATCAACATGAAAAATTATAGAATCTTATTATTCAATACGGTTTTTATATGTCTTTTTGATACAAAATTGATAAACGATTGACATTTAATGAAAAAGTGTAGATCTTTAAAGCTATACAAATTTTTCAAAATAATATTTATTTTTATAATAAAAGATGATAGTCTGTTAGTTGAAATGTTAAACGCTTAGCATGTAGGAGGAGAAAAGATGTTGGAAAATAAAAAACATAAAAAGATGTCTTTAAGCGGAAAATCTTTATTAATGGGGACCTTGTCTACAGCAGCAATTGTATTAAGTGCTTCCACTGTAAATGCTGCTACTAATACTGATACTGTTGATAATGCTAATGCTAGTCAAGTTACCACAGTAAAAGCATCTGCTTCGGTTAACAAAAATGATAATAGTGGATTAAAAGAAAATGCTACGAACGACAAAGTAGCTGGAACTGAGACCAATCTAAACTCTAGTTTAAATTCTGGTAAAGAAACAAGTAGCCAAGTTAATGACAGTAAGGAAGATAGTTCATCAACACAAGTAGGAAGTACTCCAATTTCTTCTGCAATCATTAATAATGGTAAAGCCTCTAGTGATTTAAACCAAGATTCTGACAATATTTCCGATCATTTTAAGGATAATAATTCTCAAGGGCAAAGTTCAACTTCTTCAGAGAAAACCGAATTAAAGGGAAAAATCAAAGAAATTGTTAATAATTCTGGTATTGATGTCACAAAATTAACTAATGATCAAATTAATAATTTAAATAAACGTAAATTGCAATAATAAAT